CCGTGGCCAATGACATCATCGCCGACGTGTCCGCGGACGTGCTGAGCTACGTTGCCGCCCGCCGCACGCCGCCGACGGCAGGGGAATCGAGAAAGCTCCAGGCCATCATGTTCCGCTGGTTCCTCTGGCAAGTCGCCCTCGACCGCCGTTCGCTCGGCGACGACGCGCAGAAGGCCCACGAGGCCGACGTGAAGTGGCTCGAAGCCTACGCCGAGGGGAAAGGCTCCCTCGGCGACGACGACGAGACGATGACGCCCGCTGAGCCGCAACAGTCGGCCGACACGCGGGTCTTTACCCGCGACAAGATGAAGGGCTTCTGACCATGCCCGAGGGCTTCTTCGTCCACGTCCGCTCGAACGTCGACAAGGACTGCGCGCGCCTGCTGCGGGCCGTGGACCCCGAGCCGGTCTGGCATGAGCAAGGCAACCGCAAGGTGACCCGCCTCGTGCGCTTCCTCCGCCGCGGCGGCGAGGCCGCCGAAGGCCAGCCGCCCGTGAGCCGCCACGGCGGCGCCGGCTTCGCGGGCCGCTTCACCTATTCCGTCGTCAACGGGGGCAAAACCCTCCGCTACGGCAACGCGAGCGTGCAGGCTCGCATCCTCGCCCTCGGCGGCCCCATCGAGGCCAAGCCCGGCCGCTTCCTCACCGTGCCCGTCGAGAAGGACTTCGATGCCGTGGGGGCCAAGATGGCGCAGAACCGGCGGGCGAGAGATTTCCCCGACGCCTTCGTGCTGCGCACGGCCAAGGCCGCCTTCCTCGCCCTCTACCAGCCGGCCTCGAAGTCCCTCGTCTTCCTCTTCCAGCTCCTCAAGCGCGTGGTGATCAAGCCCCACCCCTACGGGATGGAGTGGGACGCGGCCGACAACGCCGCGCTGCGCAAGAGCCTCGAACGCAGGGTCGAGAAGGCCAACCGAGAGAAATAGCCGATGCCCAACCCACGCATCCCCTGGCAGGCCGAAACCCGCAACGCCCTCTGGGCGGCGCTGCATGCCGAGAGCGATTGGCTCGCTGCCTTCGGCAACGGCACCGAGTACCAGTTCATCAAGGGCCAGTTGGTCAAGCGGCATGAGCCAGAACCGAGCAAGTGCCCGATGCTCGCCATCTTCCCCGCCTCGACCGAGCTGCCGCCCGTGAGCCGCAAGACGCTGGGCGGCGACGTCGACCGCTATCGTGTCAGTGCCGAGATTGTAACGGTCGAGCTCGACGACGCCGAGATCCTCGTCTATCTCTTCCACGCCTCGATGAGGAGCCAATGGGCCACGCTCGCGACGGTGCGCGACAACCGCCTCTACCAGATCGACGCTTCGGTGGAGTATGAGCCTCTGCCTGCGAAAGACGCGCCGCGGCCATTGTGGCTCGCGGCCATCACACTCACCTGCCGCTACAGGCAGGCTTGACGAAAGGAGTCTGACAGATGCGTGTGAGGAACTATCGGGATGGGATTCTGGTGATCGAAGACGGGACGGAAACGCCCAACACGATCACCATCTCCCACGAGCAGGGCAACCTGTCGTGGACGGAGACGCTGAACAAGGTGATCGTGCGCGACCGCGGCACGCTCGACAGCCGCCGCCGCGGCGACGACGAGCCGACGAAGCTCACCTTCACCCTCAACCACGTCGAGCTGTCGAGCGACATCAGCGACACCGGCGAGGCCGAGACGCCGACCCTGCGCGAAATCCTCCACGCCATCGGCAACGCCGCCGCCTGGGCCTCCACCGCCGACGCCGGCGAGGAGTTCGCCGTGCGGATGATCTTCTGGATCCTCAACCCCGACACGTCGGGCAAGGACGAGAAGATCGTTTTCGAGAAGGTCGCGCTCGACAGCCTCCAGTTCCAGGAAGCCGCCGAGGCCGACACCCTGGCCGTCAACGCCGAGGACTTCGAGACCAAGCCCACGATCACCCGCGACGACTACTCGGCCTGAAGAAGATAGCCACGAATGGACACGAAAGGACACGAAAAGAGCAATCAAGAGAAAACCAGTTTCTTGGGTTGCGACCCTGAAACCCGTTTTCGTTCGTGTCAATTCGTGTCGTTTCGTGGCTACTTCCCGCCTCTTTGAACCCTCTTTCTGGAGCCATCGAATGAAGATTCAAGGCATGGAGCCGGGCGTGCCTCGCGGCGAGGTGACGCTCACCTGGCCGGGGCGTCCGCCCCTGGTGCTCGAGCTGCGCGGCCTGGCCATCGGGGTCGACGACCGCATTCGAGAGATCATCCCGCAACCGACGCCGCCGTCGCGGGGCCTCGCCCTCGACCCCAAAAGCCGCAAGCCCCTGCGCGACCCCGCCACGGGCAAGGTGATTCCCGCTTACGACGTCTACGACCGCGGCTATCAGGCCGCCGTGCGCAAGGCCAACGCCCGCCGGATGATCCTGATGATCGCCGAAGCCCTCAAAGGCCAGGCAAAGCTCACCTTCGACACGCCTGAGCCGGATGAGGGAGCGAAGCAGGCGGTGTGGGAGAAGTACGCCGATTGCCTCGAAGCCGAGTTCGCGGCTTACGGCTTCGCCGAAGGCCACGTCGCCCAGCTCATCAAGGCCGTGATGGAACTCACCAACGTCTCGCCCGAGGAGCTCGAGGAAACCCGCGAGGCTTTTTTGTCCGAGGAGCCGGAGGCGGAGACGCCTGGCGGCCCCCCGAGCGAAGCGGACGAAGCATGAGATACCTCATCCTCAGAGCCTGCGAACGCTTCGGCCTCGACCCGAGGGAGTTCGACACCCTCCCGCGTGGCCGCCAGGTCGAGCTGCTCGCCTTCGAGGATCTGCGTGAGGCCGAAGACGCCGAGAGCATCGGCTGCCCGGCCTTCGGCGGGAAAGGATAGCCACGAATGGGCACGAAACTACACGAAAAAGAACCTCTCTTGGGTTGCAACCCTCAGGCCCAATCTTCTTCGTGTGAATTCGTGTCCCTTCGTGGCTACTTCTGAAAGGCTGAATGATGGCGGCAGGCACCAGTGCACGCGGCGGCTACAACGTCGAGGTCGGCATGGACCTCGGCCTCTTCGACCGCGGCATCCAAGCCCTCCGCGGCGGCGCCGGCTCGGTGAGGGGCGCACTTGGCGGGTTCAAGAACGCCATCGGCGGAGTCGCCAACAGCATCTTCAACCTCAAGAACCTCATCATCGGCGGCCTCGTCGCGGGCGCCTTCTACAAGCTCAAGCAGGCCATCGGCGAGTTCACAGCCGTCAGCTCCCGCGCCCAGGAGACGCAAAGCAAGTTCGACGTGGTCTTCAAGCACCTGGCGAAAGAGGCAAACGCCTGGGCCGACACGACGGCGAAGGCCACGAAGCGCAGCCGAACCGATATCCGCGGGTGGATGGCCACGCTGCAAGACACCTTCGTGCCGCTCGGCATGACCCGTCAGGAGGCGATGAGCCTCTCTGAGCAGATCACGCAGCTCGGCATCGACCTCGGCTCTTTCAGCAACATCGACACCGCCGACGTGATGAGGGACTTGACCTCGGCCATCGTGGGCAACCACGAGACGGTGCGCAAGTTCGGCATCATCATCGACGAGGCCCGCCTGAAATCGGCCGCTTACGCCGCGGGCATCGCCAACGCGGGCGAAGAGCTCGACGCGATGCAGAAGGTGCAGGCCCGCGTGAAGATCATCATGGCGTCGAGCACCGACGCCCAGGGCGACGCGGTGCGCACCGCCGACCAATGGGCCAACTCGACGCGCGGGCTGTCGGCCGGCTGGGAGGATTTCAAGAAGCGCCTGGGCGACTTCATCACGCAGTCGCCCGCCGCCGGCCGCCTCATCTCGATGCTCGGCGACAAGCTCGGCGAGCTCGAGCAGTGGGTCGATAAGAACTCGGGGGCCGTCACCGCATTCGTCGAGGGGGCGATCACCAAGGCCAGCGAGACGCTAAAGGGCTGGGCAGACGATATCCAGACCTTCATCGCTCAGGGCGGGCTGAAGGTCTGGCTTGCCGAAGTCGAGGTGAGGTTTCTGACGCTGAAAAAGGCAATCATCTCTCTGCGAGGAGCTTGGGATCTGCTCCGGGCCGGTATAGCGAAGGGAGCTGCTAATGTCCCTAACCCTGCCGAAGGCCTCGCCAGGATTGAACTCAAGAACGCCCGAGAGGAATTCGCGGCCGCGAAAGAGAGACTGAAGGAAGCCAGGCTCAAGCATTCCTATTTCGGCCCGGGCGAAGGCGGAGCCGTCGCGGCGGAGATGAAGCGGGCAGAGGATGCCTTTGTGCTTGCCCATGCCATGGTCGGGGCGGCGGCGAAAAAGTGGCTGTTCTTCCAGCGGCAAAAGGAGGAGCTGGGGAATCTTGGGCAAAAATGGTACGACATGGCGTTGGACGCGGGCAAAGAGATCGCGGCAGCCGAAGAGAGAATCGAGAAGATCCGGAGAGAAGCAGGCAAGCCGATCAAGTGGGGACTAGGCAAGGGCGATTACTTCGACCCAGAGGCGGAGCGAGAGAGGATGCATGCCGAGGAGATGGCGAAGGCAAACGAGGAAAAGATGCAGGCACTCAACTCGGCCAAGCGGATGGTCGATCAGCTCGGCAAATACGTCGAGAAGGGCTTCGAGAAGGAAACCGACAAGCTCCGCAGCGAGCTCGACAAGCAGCTCGACGCCCGCCGCGACGCGGTGAATAAGATCAAGGAGATCCAGCGCGACGCCCTCAGCGCCGAGATGGACTGGCAGGAACGCAAGTTCGCCCTCACCACGGGCAAGCAAAAGGGCCAGCAGCGCTACGCAGGCGAGTTCGGGATGGTCGGCCTCTATAACCAGCAGGCCGTCCACGCCTCGATGGCCGGCCAGTTCGAGGATGAGCGCAAGTGGATCGAGAAGGCCCAGGACCACGCCGAGCGTGCCTTCGAGGAAGCGACCAACAAGAGCCAGAAACGCTCGGCCGCCCGCGAGATGCAGCGCCTCCAGAAGATGAAGATGGCCTCCTTCGGCGCCCAGGAAGGCACCGAGCGCCAGAAGGCCGCGAAGGCCAGCGACCTCGTCGCCGACCTCAACCTGAAAATGGACGAGCTCTACGCGAAGGTCGAGCAGAAGCTCGAAATCGCCAGCAACTTCCCCGAGCTCTCCAGCCAACTCGACGCCATCAAGGCCAAGCTCGCCGAGCTCGACGGCAAGACGGTCGAGATCCACGCCAAATACGTCGAGGAGCACGCGGCAGGCGGCTGGGCGGGCGGCGGCATCGGAGGCCGCGACAGCGTCCACGCCCTCCTCACGCCCGGCGAGTTCGTGGTCAACGCCCGTTCGGCGCAGATGAACAAGGCGCTGCTCGAGCGAATCAACGCCGGCTTCGCCGTGCCCGCCCGCTTCGCCCGCGGCGGCTCCGTGCCCGGCAGCGTCGCCGCCGCACGCGAGAGCGGCACCACGGTCAACGTCACCTTCAACGGCCCTGGCGACCGCGAATACGTCCGCAACGTCGTCATCCCAGGCATCGAGCAGGCCGTGCGGCGAGGCAGGGCAGGGAGGCGAATCGCCCAATGAGCGTCCTCATCGGCAGTCTCACGCTCCGCAACCCCGAACGCGGCAATCCCTTCCGCCGCGTCAAACGCCAGGCCATGCGCCGCACGGTCGGCGGCACGCTCTACGTCTACGACAAGGGCATCGACACCCGCGAGTGGGAGTGGACCTTCGCCGAGCTGATACAGGCCGAGCGCGATAGCCTCGAAACCTTCTTCGCCGACGTGGCCGACGGGATGATCGAGACCTTCAGCGTCCGCGACTGGTATGGCAACTGGCTCGACGGCTGCCGCCTGCTCGACCCGACGCTGGAATTCGCCCAGACCGACGAGCACCGCGAGCTCGGCACGGGCATCTTCTCCTGCACGCTCCGCTTCGAGGGCACGCCGAGGACTAGCGACGACGAGGGCTATTCGTGAGAGACCTCTCCGCCAACGCCGACGCCGAGCGGATCAAGACGGGCACTGCCCCCCGCCTCATCCTGGCCATCGAGTGGGGCGGCGACACGGGCACGCGCTACTACAGCGACGCGCCGCTCGGCACCGCCGACGGCTCTTCCGCCCTCAACGCCGAATCGCGCGTCGGCTCCTGGGGCACTATCTCCGCCGCGATCACCGAGGCGACCACCAACCCCGTCGGCGACCTCTCTATCGAGCTGCTCGACGCCGACCTGGCGCTCCTCGCCCTCATCAACAGCATCGAGCCGCAACGCAAGCGGGCCACCATCTACCAGCACTTCGTCGGCCTCGAGGCCGGCGACCTCGTGCCCGTGCTCCGAGGCATCATCAACCACCCCGTCGCCTGGAGCGAGGCCGAGGCCACGCTCACGCTCGACCTCACCGACGTCAGTGCCTATTTCCAAACGGACATCGGCACCGTGGCCGATATCGAGCGCTTCCCCAAGATCAACCGCTCCGACGTGGGCAAATGCCTCCCCCTCGTCTACGGCCGCTGCAAGCGAGTGCCCGCCGTCCACGTCGCCTGCGGAGCCACGACGACCCTCTGGCAGCAGATGAACAACACGCAGATGCACTTCTACGGCGAGCGCGGCGACTTCCCCGAGGATGAGGAGATCGAGGTCTGGATCGACAAGGAGCTGCTGCGCGGCTCGTGGCACGGCAACACCTTCACCGTCACCGAGCGCGGCATCGTGCTCGTCACGAGCTGCACCACCGCCCAGGGCAACCCGACCAACATCGTCGATGACACGCTCGAGATGACCCGCGACCAGCAGTATCAGGGCTATCACCTCGCCCTCCACACCGCCGACGGCACGTTCGCCGGCATCACGCAGCCCGGCCAGGACGAGGTGAGGATGATTATGGGCTCGAGCGTCGAGCACCATTCGATCTTCTACTACCCCCCCTTCTCCGACGGCGCGGGATTCTTCTGGACCGTGCCGGCCAATACCCCCTACCAGATCCGCTCGGTGCGGGCATGGCACGCCGCGGGGGCAATCGTCCGCGAGAGCCTCGAGGACGGCGTGGTCTATATCGCCAATGACGCGCCGAGCGAATCCGTGGATTACGTCGAAGCCTGGGGCAAAGTCGCCGAGGCACTCCCCGGCCTCACGGGAGCCAGCCCTACGCTCGCCAACATCGACGGCTGGGTCCGCCTCGACCCCCTCCTTTACACCGTCAACCTCAACGACACCACCAGCTTCCCCGATCTCGGCCACGCGGTCACCACGGTCACCTTCCTGCGCAACCCCAGCGACATCAAGGACTCGCTCACCGACCGCCTCGTCGCCACGGTGCGCGGCGTCGAGGATGAGGGCGACGGCTCCGGCACCGCCTATCAGAACCCCGCCGACGTGATCAAGGCCGTCGCCAACGGCCAATTGGGCCTCGCCGACGACGACGACCTCGACACCGACAGCTTCGACACCGCCCGCGCCCGCCTGGCCTATCTGAGAATGGCCTTCGCCGTCCAGCAGCCCCGCGACGCTCTCGACCTCCTGGCCGACCTCGCCCTCCAGTGCCGCGCCCAATGCGTCTGGGAGGCCGGGCGCCTCACCCTGAAAGTCCTCGAGTACACCACGCCCGCCGCCGTCGCCACGCTCTCGACCGCCGAAATCGCAGGCGACTCCATGAGCCGACAGCGCTCGTCGCTCGACGACGTGGTCACCGAGCTCATCGCCACTTGGCGGCCCACCTGCGTCGACGACGACCGCCAGGTCGTGCAGCGCGACGACGACGCCGAAGCCCTCTACAACCGCCGCTCCGACCGACTCGACGCCTGGGCATATCAGAACGAGAGCAACGTCACCTCCGTCGTCGCCTTCTGGCTCCACCGCCGAGCACGAATCTATGAGGACATCGTGCTCGAGACGATGCTCACCAGCCTCGACCTCGAGCGCCTCGACGCCGTCGAGCTCGACTGGCCCGCCCAGTTCGACCCCGGCCGCCGAGCCGTCGTGATGGGACTCGACCACACCCCCGGCTCCGGGCAGGACGGCCAGATCGACACCATCCGCCTCGCCCTCCGCGCCTCGGTCGGCGACGACGCCTGCGAAACCTCCGAGCAGGAGCCCGACGACGTCGATTGCGGCACCTGCGAGACCGACTGCCAGGAGCCCGCCGAGCTCTTCTGCACCGGCTTCTGCGACGCCCAGTGCACCACCGGCTGCCAGGTCGTCTCCGATGCAGGCTGCGGAGCCGTCGAAGAGGAATGCGAAACCGCCTGCGAATCGGGCGACGAATCCGAGTGCGACGCCCTCGAAGAATGCGATTGGTGCGAGTTCTGGGACGAGAGCGGCTGCGACGCCGCCGAGGCCGATTGCATCGCCTGCGAGGGAGCCGACTGCATCGTCTCCTGCCAGGCCGGCGGGGCCGAGCCCTGCCATACACAGACCGAGCAGGGCTGCGCCACCTGCTGCCGAACCTACAACTGCCAGACCGCCTGCATGACCTGCGGCACCGAGCCGACCGACTCCGGCGACGACTCCGGCGACTGCGGCTGCACCATCACCTGGATGGAGGAATGCCCCACCTGCGAAACCGGCGACGAAACCGGCTGCGGCCTCCTCGAGACGGGCGGCGACAGCGAAGAGGCGCCCTGCTGCCCAGGCCGAACCTTCACCGTCGTCATCACCAACTACACCGAAGGCGAGTGCGCCTGGCAGATCTCAGGCATCTCCCTTACCGATATCGGCTACTGCTACTCGAACGTCAGCTACCCCAGCGACCCCGCGGCCTATATCTCTCTCCACAACGACCCCGGCGACCCCAATGCCTGGTCGGTCGACTACAAGTGGCCCGACGACCTCGAATACTGCGATGTCCCCCCCGCAACCTTGGGCACTATCGACCTCGTCAGCTTCGACTGCGACTCCGGCGGCACAGGATCCTCCGGCAACTTCACAGCCAACGTCTACCCCGATTGAACTGGAGCCACCAATGTCCCTCCTCGACCCCTGCGGCTGCGGCACCAAATCCCCGGCCAGGCGCCCCGCGCGGCCCATGTACCGCGCCGAACCCGAAACCGCCACCGTCGATCTGCGCGGCAAGCCCGTCGAATTCGACGTCAACGCCGCCCGCGTCCTCGGCCCCCGCGACGCGCCGATCCGCCAGAAGCCCGTCTTCCGCCGACACGAGCCCAAGATCCACAAGATCACCCTCGAGGTCAACCACACCTGCAACCTCGCCTGCCGCTACTGCTTCGTCCGAGAGCAGTATCCCGACAACAAGACCATGCCCATGGCCGTCGCTCAAAAGGCGTTCAAACGCCTCTTGCCGAAGGACAAACACATCGGCGTCACCTTCTTCGGCGGCGAGCCCCTACTGAGCTGGGACCTCATCTCCGAGTTCGTCCCCTGGGCGCAGGGCGTCGCCAGCGAGCGCCGCGTCAAGGCCGCCAACGGCTCCGAGCAGGGCCAGCGCTGCACCTTCCACGTCACCACCAACGGCACCCTCCTCTCCCCCGAGCGAATCGTCTTCCTCAAGCGCAACCGCTTCAGCTTCATCACCAGCCTCGACGGCCCGCCCGACGTCCACAACGCCCAGCGCCCCGCCCGAAAGCAGGGCGACGACAGCCACGCCGCAACCCTCCGCGGCCTCCACCTCCTCGGCAAGGCCGGCCTCGGCCGCCGAAACACCATCCGAGCAACCTACGACCGCCAATCCGTCGAAGGCTGCGACGAATCCTGGCTCGTCGAGCGAATGCGATACCTCGTCGGCCTCTGCCGCCAGGGCGTCGCCGCCAATGTGAGCATCGAACCCGCCTTCGCCAACTGCGCCGACGTGGCCTGCATCCGCGAGCAGAGCGATGGCTCCGACTACGTCCAATCCCTCGAGCCCGCCTACTGGCTCGCCGCCGAATGGTACGTCCGCGAGCGCCGCGAGGGCCGCCCCGTCGCCGTCTTCCACTTCGACAAGTTCCTCGAACGCGTGCGCAAGGGCGTGCCACAGCCCACCGAGTGCGGAGCCGGCTTCGGCGTCCTCTCCGTCTCGCCCGACGGCACCATCTGCGCCTGCCACCGCGAGGCAGGCACCGCCATCGGCCACCTCGACGACGGAATCGACGAGGCCGCCCGCGCCCCCTGGCTCGACAACCGCCTCTACGCCCGCAAAGGCTGCATGGAGTGCTGGGCTCGCTACCTGTGCGGCGGAGGCTGCCGAATGGACTCCCTCCTGCACCTCGACGACATTCATCAGCCCTGTTCCTGGGAGTGCCAGTTCAAGCAGCTCCTCTGCCGCGTCGCCCTATGGATCGACCGCGAACTGAAGAACGAGGAATAGCCGTGCACTCCCAATACGACGAAGAGCAAATCATCATCGACCGCTTCGGCCTCGCCCGCGTGGGCGTCTACGTGGACATCGGGGCGGGCGGCCCGATCGACCAGTCCAACACCTATGCCTGCTACCAGCGCGGCTGGCGCGGCCTCGCCGTCGAGCCCCAGGCCAATATGGTAGCCGAGTTCCGGCGGGTGCGCCCCCTCGACACCGTGCTCCACGCCGCCCTCGCCCCCTACGACGGCGGCTGCCAGATCGTCCGCGACGGCGGCTGGGCAGCCCTCCGCTTCCTGCACCCCAACGAAAAGGTCGCGCAGGAATGCAACTGCCTCACGCCCGCCTCGCTCCTCGCCCGCTTCCCCCAATTCGTCGCCCCCGACCTCGCCTGCATCGACATCGAGGGCGCCGAAGCCGTCATCGTCCCCATGTTCGACTGGCAAGCCTTCCGCCCCCAGATGCTCATCGTCGAGCACGACGCCGCCGACATCACGCACGACTCCCGCCCGCTCTGGGAATTCGCCCTCCTGCCCCGCTACGACCGCTTCCACGCCAACGCGGGCAACAGCTTCTACTGGAGGCGGCCGTGAAGCTCCTCTGCGTGAACGTCCTCGATACCCCCAACCTCGGCGACCTGGCCGCCTCGCCCAGGCTCTACGTGCCCTGGCTCGCCGACGCCGAGGCCGTCAACCTCCGCAGCGTCACCGCCGACCGCCTGCGCGGGGCATTCGTCGTCCTCGGCGGCGGCGGCCTCTTCCAGGGCGCATTCCCCGACCAAGTTGCCCTCGTCGCCCGCCTCGCCCAGCGGCGGCAGTGCACCGCCGTCGTCTGGGGAGCAGGCGTCAACCGCGAGGGGGCTAGGGCAATCGAGCAAGACCGACTCCAGCGCGAGCTGGCCGGCTTCTCGGCCGTCGGCCTCCGCGACCACGGCACCCCCTGGCGATGGTGCCCCGGCGTCTCCTGCCTCCACCCCGCATTCGACAATCCGCCCGCCCCAACCCACGACATCATCGCCTACGAGCACCACGATCACCCGCTCGGCCTCCCCCTCCCGACCGCCACGAACGCCACCTTCGGCTCCGTGGCCGAGGCCGCCGCCTTCATCGCCAGCGGCCGCACCGTCGTCACAAACACCTATCACGGCGCCTACTGGGCCACCCTCCTCGGCCGCCCCGTCGCCGTCTGCGAGCCTTTTTCCTCGCGGTTTCATCATCTCAAGCATAAGCCCACGTTCACCCCGAGACATCCCCTGAGGACCGGCACGCGCTCCTATCTATTCGTCCTCGCCGAATGCCGCGAGGCCAACCGCCGCTTCGCAGCCGTCGTCCGCCAGCGTCTGGAGGCCACACGATGACCGTCCTCGTCAACGGATGCTTCGACGGACTCCACCCCGGACACCTCTTCCTCCTCGGCTTCGCCCGCGCACTCGTCGGCCCTCGAGGACGCCTGATCGTCGGACTCAACCGCGACCGCCACATCCGCAAAGCCAAGGGCCGCGCCCCCTACAACAACACGCGCCGCCGCCGAGCCGCCCTCATGGCCCTCGGCGTCGTCGACCAGATCGCCCTCTTCGACCACGACCCCTCCGGCCTGGTGCTGCTCTACTCCCCCGACGTCTACTGCGTCGGCGAAGAATACCTCCACACCTATCTCGCCCGCGAAGCCTGCATCGAGCGTGGCACCCAAGTTGTCTTCGTCCCTCGCGTCGGCACCTGGGCATCCCGACTCGGCCCCACGGGAGGCGCCCAATGACCCACGTCGCCATCCTCCGCGAGGCCGGCTCACTCGGCGATACCATCATGACCTTCCCCGTCGCCGCCGCTCTCCGCCGCCGCTACCCCGACGCCCAGATCGTCCACTTCGGCCTCGAGCCCCTCCGCAGCCTCGTCGCCCTCGACCCCAACGTCGATCACTTCGTCGCCGTCGACCCCGCCGCCCGACGCCCGCGCAGCGCCCCCCTCGACCCCAAGCGCTGGCCCTACCTCGACACCGGCCCCGTGCCCATCCGCGAATACCTCCACGTCGCCGACCTCTGGCACCCCTACACCGCCGCCGAAAAACGAATGAGCGGCCGCCCACGTTCCGAGTGGCACAATCGTATCCGCATCGGCCTCGAGCACGCCGGCCTCTGGGCCGACGACCTCGAGGCGGATCTCCTCACGCCCCACGCCCGAATCCCCCTCGACGCCCGAGCCTGGGCCGCCGACTGGCGCGAACGCGTCAGCCCCAACGCCGCGCCCGTCATCGGCCTCCAGCCCTTCTCGAGCTCCAAACACCGCGACTGGCCCAAAGCCCACTGGATCGCCCTCGCCCGCCTCCTCGCGGCCCGCGGCCTCCCCGTCGTCGTCTTCGACCGCGCCGCAGGCCGCACCGGCGACATCCCGGCCATCCCCTGCCTCGGCCTCCCCTTCGACCGCCTCGCCGCCGCCCTCGCCGCCTGCACCCTCATAATCACCCCCGACAGCGGCCTCTTCCACCTCGCCGCCGCCGTCGGCACACCCGCTCTCGGCCTCTACGGCTCCGTCGACGGCCTCACCTGGAAAGCTTACTACCCCAAAGCCGCCATCCTCCAGCGACGCATCGAAGGCTTCAAGCCCCCCAGCGGCTGCCACTACCCCTGCTTCTGCCTCGGCCAGCGCGGCGTCGCCACCTGCAACGGCCGCTACTGCGCCGCCCTCGCCGCCGTCCGCCCCGAACACGTCCTGGCCAAGATCGACCGCTCTTTCCCCGGCATCTTGCCTGCCTCTTCCTCTTCTCCCTCTTCTCCTCCCTCGCCCCTCGCCCCTCGACCCTCGACCCTTCATCCCCGCCCCCACGCCGGCATCGTCATGACCTGCTCCGCACTCGGCGACACCCTCTTCGCCTTCCACGTCGCCCA